TACCAACGATAATCGTATGCTGAATCTACCTCATCGCCAGGATGTTCCGACCTTCCAGGTCTATAACTGATATGAAGGATTTCAAATTCTTTTTCGGTGGACATATGATATACCAATAATGGGCATAATTACTAAAAGAGAACCCATTAGTGCTACAAGCACGGGGTTCTCCATAATTGAAACGATAAATTTAATCATTTGAGTGGAATAAAGTTTTCTTCAAAATCTTCCTGTTCTAGTTCCTCTACAATAGCGTGAGGTTTTTCTTCGGGAGGAGCAACTTTAAATCCACGACCAGAATTTTTTCTTTTCAGTTTTTTAGCAGCAAGGTCGATTGCATCCCAGTTGGGCGGAGGAGTTTGTGGATTAGCAAGTGCATAATCGTAATCAACTGCCTCCATATTCCAACCAGTTTCTACAATTTTCTCTGCATCATCTTTACTATCGAATAACTTAGCGTCATTAATGCTTTCGGACCAGCACTTTCCAGGTTTGGTGTCACCAGTCCAATAAGCACTATAACCAATAACTCTCACAATGTACGACATAATTACTCAGCAGCAGGTTCTTCAGCAGGTGCTTCTTCAGCAGGTGCTTCAGGAGCAGGAACTTTAGCAGCGTCAACTACTTCAAGTTCATAATAGGTAGGAATTTCTTCACCTAATGCTGCTTCCGCTTCTGCTTTCCTAGCATAAACTTTTGCTTCTTCAATGTTATCGGTCCATGCTGAATCATCAGCAGCAGCCCAGAAAGCATACTTTTCCTTCAGTTTGACAACATAAGATGCCATTAGTTCTCTCCTTTAAAGATATTTCTTTTATTTATTGTTCTTCTAATATCTCTGAAAGTGCGGTTTTCTTGACCTTTTTGTTCAGAGATTTTTTGTGACGTTTCAGGATGTATTCTTTGGCATCCTGAATGGTATCACAAACAGTAAGTTGCTGCCCGTTATGAATAATCATAAACTTATCCCCAAATGGAATAGCAGCATAAGTTTCATCTTTGGTTACGAATGAATTTTCTTCAGTCATAGAACTTTCATCGTCATAATGTTTACATCTTTACCAAAATCATACTCAAGAAACCACTCTTTGAATTCTTCGCAAAGTGCCTGAGCATTTTCCTCTTCACCTGCATCCAGAAATGCACCGATGAGGGCATCAACGTCCTCTAAGATGCTTTCAACAGCAGTCATTGCGTCAGCGGAATTCATTGTAAAAAAACAAAGGACATTGTGGAGATAACTCCAACGGAAAGGGTGGGATTTGAACCCACGGAGGCTATTAACCTCGACGGTTTTCAAGACCGTTGCCATAAACCACTCGACCACCTTTCCAGTATGAAGGGGGTTGCCCCCCGTTACATTATATATCTCAGAAAGTATAACGAACTTTCAGTTCACCGCTGTTGTCAAGCACATCAGCATCAGTGAGGTAGTTACCCTCATACTTTGCTCGGAGAGAAACTTTTTCACTCAGAGGAACTTGAAAACCAAGTTCTACAGATGCTGTAGTTTGGTCTCCACCTTGGTCTTCCCAGATATAACCAGGACCGATTTCAGCGTAGACAGAACCAGTGCCAACTTTCCAAGTATTTCCTACACGAACTTCTGTCCAGACACCAGAATAATCAGTGCCATAAAGACCACCGTTAGTAGTAGACTCTACATAAGGTGCTGCCATTGCGGAACCACCCGCAAGGACAGTAGCAGCGGTTGCAAAAATAATAGACTTCATAGAATTAATCGTGTTAATAAACTTTAGGGGGTTGGTCTCCCGAAGGAGACCAGAGTATCATAGCATTTGATACAGATTTTGTCAAGGGTCAGAAGGGTGATTCTTCCAGTTCTTTGGCAAGGTCAACAACTTCATCGTGAACAGAAGCATCAATCTTATCATAGAGTTCGGCAAAAGAACTCTTGGTTTCGTCATCGAAACGATTGATGCAAACTTCGATTGCCTTCATCCGCTTACCGAAAATAGTGTAGGCACGGATAATGTGAGACAGACGACGAGTAGAAATAACCTCATCGATACCACCATCCTTAAAGGTTTTACGGATAATGTCTGCCCATGCAGCGAGTTTCTCACAGAATTCAAGGTCATTACCACCCAGAGAGGTGAGCAGTTTCTCAAGGATTTTCTGTTCGGTCTTGGCAGTAGGATAATCTTGCTCAAAGGTGAGAGCAAATCGTTCAAGGAATGCCTCATTCAGCACATTGGTGCCGATGAAACGACCATCATCAGAACCCTTACCTTTAGTGTTTGCAGTGGCAACTACATTAAAACCAGCAGCGGGTTTCACATACCGACCAGTTTTCTTGAGGAACACACCTTTACCCTCAAGAATCGACTGCAAACACATAATTTTGTTGCTGGCAAGGTCAATCTCATCCAGCAACAGTACGGCACCTCGCTCCAGTGCTTCAATCACAGGACCATTGTGCCACACAGTTTCACCGTTCACGAGACGAAAACCACCGATAAGGTCATCCTCATCGGTTTCGATGGTGATGTTGACACGAATCAGTTCACGCTTCAGTTGAGCACATGCTTGCTCAACACTGAAAGTTTTACCATTACCAGAGAGACCAGTGATGAACACAGGATAGAAGATGCGAGAAGAAAGAATCTTCTTGACATCACTGAAATTACCAAAACTGACGAAGGTATCATCTTTTTCGGGAACAAGATTTTGAACAACGGGAGCAAACACATCCATATGAGCATCATACTTCACAGGAGTGCTAGGAGCAGCAGGTGCTTGATACACCTGCTCAAGTTTTTCTTGCACGGTCAGATTCCACTTACCGTGACCAATTTTATAAGCATCAAGACGTTTGCAGATAGTGGGATAGGAAGAATTGAATTCATCAGCAGCAGCACGAATGGCATCAGCACCAAACTCATCACCGAAATGAGTGCTAATGAAAGCAGTCAGGGCAGCAGCGTCAATGTTAGATTTGCGGGGCATTGGTGTCATCCGTTGTCAACAAAGTAATTATAGGGCATAAAAAACCCCCTACGAGAGGGGGTTGTGACAGTTTGATGAGTGTCACACACTGACAAGACTAATTTCACAGTCTTTGAAAACAAAATTTGTTTGAGTAGTTATAGTATCAGAGTGTGATGTTTTACCATTGTGCTCTAGAACTATTTTAAGTTCTAAACTGTACTTATGAGCAAGGGCAATAACGTGCATTATATCAATTGGGTCAATTGATTTATTGTTGACTTGATGTAGCAACAACTGATGTTTATCACCTAAAGAATTTAAAGTTAAAATGAAATTACAAATAGAAGGTTTAAAATATTCTGGAAGAAAACGATGTTCAGCATCTTTCATCCACTGACATAAGAATTCTGAACAAACTTTTGGTCTCTCAGAATATTCTTTGCAGTAGTGATTTTCAGAGTCTAGGTATATACATGGTTTTCCTCTCTCCATTTCATAACCACGAACTTCAGCGGCAAGAGTGCCCGTACAACAAGCGTCACAACCTTCGCAAGTTCTTTCTGAAAAATTACTGTTATTTTCTTCCATTAGAAATCAAAACTGAACTTCCCATCCGTCAGGGGACTTGACAGATTTCGCTCCACGCTCTGCAAATGCACAGATAGTTTCTGCAATATCAGAAAGTTTCTTGGTAGATTTGTTCAAAGGCAGTTCAGTTTGATCAAAAAATTCATTCAAACTCCTGTTCACTGCTTGTTGCTTTTGTGCTTCACGCTTGGCATTCTTAGTAATCTTATCACGAATGATGTTCGGGAATACTTTGGCAAACAAATCTGCTTTTTGCTTGATATCTTCAGGATATTTTCCGAGATATTCAGAACAGTCTTGCTCTACTTTGATAATTTCTTTTTCATCCGAAATCGATTCCTTAAGGAATGAACGGAAACCAAAGGGTTTGGTTACCTGTTCAAAGGAAAGTTTTACAGCGTTTCCACCAGTCTGAAAATACTGTTTGTTTCCTGCAATCCACATTGCATAAGCATTGTAGATTTCAGGGTAGTTGCTGGTTTCGATGAAATGCTTAATCATAGTTTTAAAATTGATTGATTATAAAGAAATTATACCAGAAAAAAAGTCACTTGTCAAGAGACAAGTGATGCGAACGAAGAGAGGTGTTTCTTGTTCGTGGTTTTCTTCTTCAGCATTCCTCGGAATGCCTTACCGATTTCAGTGGTGCTGGCATCCTCAGAAACACTAAAAGAGGTTTCAGAGGACAGACCAGTGGAAGAAATAGCGTACAGAGAATCATATCCAGCAGGATTAATCTCCACAGACTTTTCTTTCTTCCAGGTTTTGGTGATGTTATCGGGCACAGTATCGAGATAAGAATTGATGTTATGAAGATACCTGTAGAACCGATTGAACTCAGTGCCACCCAGGATACGGAAACCGATAAGGTTCACTTCAGGGAAACGATGCTTAAGGTTCTCCAGAAGAATCGTGGTCAAAGAGTTTTTATACTCGTTACCAAAGTTACGGTAAACGTGACCAATCTTACGATCACGGAGGGCACAACGATGAGTGACAGCATTAGTGCCAATTTTACTAGGATTATAAGGACTCTTGACATTGAAGGTTAGGTTGTTTGCCTCACCATCAGTCAGAATCACAACATTCACCTTCTGCAGTTTGTTGTCATTCTTGAATTGTGGAATAACTTCATGAAGGGCAATGATACTTTCATTCAGAGGAGTGCCACTCATATCAAGACCAATAGGGCAAGTATAAGAAACATACTTACCACTCATATAATATGCCAGACGATAAATGTGCTTTGCCTGCTGTTCAATTTCAGCAGTGCTGGTACGGGAACTCATGAAGTTCAGCAGATGGAAATTACGATGAATATCAAACTCTCCAACCTTACGGTCAGTTTTATTAGGAATGAGACTCTCATCATCCAGAATACGAGGAGACCACTCATAGGTGAAAGCATAAACCTCAAAAGGAATCTGAACTTTCTTGCAGAACCAGCAGAGATTGAGTAGTTGCTTCACAGTATCAAGAATGACGTGGTTCATAGAACCAGACCAGTCAAGAATGAAGATAAGACCGTGATTCTTACCATCAGGAATTACAGTAACTTTCTTGAAAATGTCATCGTTGAACTTGTAGGTGTGGAGCATTTTAGTGTCCAGCACACCAGTTTTAGAAGTAGCAGCACGAGCATAAGCATCGGCAGACTTCTTACACTCAAACTCCTTCACAAGGTAATTAACCTCTTTCTGTGCAGATGCCTTGTATTTGGCATACTCTGCATCTACGGTCTCAAAGAGGTCTCCCCAGTGCTTTTTACGGTCTGCCTGCAGACCATTCCAAGACTTTTGAATATGATCGTGGAGAACCTTACAATCAACGATGGTGTTCTCTAGTTTGACCTTAGGAACCTCTACATAATAAGTTTCTTCCATCCAAGGGGTAGGAGCAGACAATTTCTCAGAATTCTGCTCAAATGCCTGCTGAGTTTTAGATTGTTTCTCATCAGGACCACCAGCACCAGGACCCTGTGATGCACCGCTAGGAGGAGTATCATTCTGTTTTTGAGACTGTGGAGCAGAGGAACCCTCACCCTGACCTTGATTATCCTTTTCTTCAGTCTCTTCCTCTTCAGCATCATTCTCACCCTCTTCTTGAGGAGCATTGCTATCCTGACCAGAACCCTGTCCAGCAGCATTCTGAATATCAGGCATTTGTGCCTGCAGTTCTTCCTGTTGCTTAATAAAGTCTACAAGGTCTTCACAGATGCGAAGAACTTCATCAAAACTTTCTGCAGCACCCACACGGTCAACAAATACTTGTTCCTTCTCACTGAAGGGCAGCAGAGCAAACGTACCAATCTTATAATGCAGATTGATACGGTCAATCAAACTCATCTTGGAGAGGTCTTCATCTGCAATACAGAAGAAATCTTCTTGATTGAGTTCGTTATAACCGAGATAGAAACTACGAGCAAGACCAGGAAACTTACGTTTCATCAGTTTCTCGATACGAGCATCCTCAACAACGTTCACATAGTCTTTAGGAACACTCACACGAACATCTTTAGTCCAATCCTCGTTAGGAGTGTAAAGTGCGTGACCAACTTCGTGACCCACTAGCATATCGTAGACACTGGCAGATGCTTTATTCCAGATGGGCAGAGTCAGCACACGACGTTCTACATCAAAACAAGCAGTAGGAACTTTTTTGTGCTCAACCACGAGATTCTCGGTGGCAAGCAGTTTGGCAAGATTGCCTTTGATTTCTTGATTAATCATCGTGGTTGTCTGAACTTCAGTTATAATACGAAAAAACCTCCCGCTTTGGGAGGTTCAGTAGACGGTTCTTCAACTGTCTACGGCGTGCTCTCGCCTGCCGTAGTGCTTGAGGTTTCAGGTGCCGTTTCTGTTGTTTCTTGGAGTGATGTTGCCAATTTGGAACTTTCATTGGTCTCCTTTTTTATAAGGTTATCAAGCATTCTATCATACCACAAGGTATCTTGTGACACTTCTGGATCTGTCATACATAAAAATAGAGTTCTGAATAATTTATGAAACTACTACGAGGAAAAAATTGGTTCCAAATAGATTTTGATAAAAAAGGTCGCAATGGATTATATATTGGTCCTCTTTTTAATGAAGATAAAGATGTTAATGGAGTTTATCAATTTAAATTACTATCATTTATGACTAGAAGATTTAAACTTAAACTTTTAAAAGATAGAGTTGATAAAAAATGGGAATTCAGTTTTTGTGGTCATTGGTGTAGTGATGGAACCAATGACCAATATATGAATTACAGCATTATACTATCAAAGTTTAAAGATGTAAGCTAATGCATAATATGGAGGTCTTACATCAATGGTAAATGAATGTGTGTGAGTAGTATTATTCAAAGTAGTGTTTACGGAAATATTATGACCGTGAGAGTGACCTGCACCTCTATCACTATTAGAACCACTAGGACCCAAACCATTCCAGAATTCTCCAGAAGCTCCAGTACTAGATGCTAAATCTCTAGCGCCACCGTAACCAGAATAACGTTCAGCAGAAGTTGCACCGTAAGTTACAGCAAGATCATTAGTTTGAGTGATTCCAGTTGTTTGAGAGCTTGTTGCTGTTGAAGTAAAAGCACCTCCAGTATCTCCACTACCAGATCCTGTTGAACCACTACTCTTATCATAATTATGAGTATGACCAGGATCAGTTATAGTATGATAGTGATCAATAGCGTGTTTGTGTTGAGGTATTTGCGATCTATTTAATTCATGATCACTAATACCTCCCGATACAGAACTACTTGCGGTTGGTGTTGCGCTGTTGTCTCCAGTTGTAACATTTTGCGATACGTTTCCTCCAGTAGCATTTACAGCATAAGTATCACCAGCACCAACAATAAATCTATTTCTGAGATTTGGAGGAGTTACTGGACTTCCATTACGATCAGTTCTTGCTGTTCCATCACATAGACACCAACCAGCAGGAATATCGGCAATAGCCCCAGACCATATTATAATTGTTCCTACAGGAGTTGCATATTTTTCAATTAATCTACGGAAGTTTGCATTTACATCAGTATTAGATGCTACTGTATAACTACCAGCTGTAAAATTAGCAAAAGGATCGTTTGTATAGTTCCAACCAGTTGTAGAATCAGTGACTGTAATTTTACCAACTTGTATTTCAGCATCAGAACCACTGAATACATCATTTACATTTGTAGCTTCTTTAAGTACAGTGTATTTTCCTGTACTTGTATCCCATCCGATAAAACCAGTTCTAGTAACACCAGAAGCAACATAAGTAAGTTCCAGACCTCTATCTTTTATATCACCAGGAGCTACTCCTGGAATAGTTACACCAGAAATAGTACCAGCAACACCAGAAATAGTACTGACATATTCTCTACCAAGACTGAGAACAGGATCTTTAACTGTAGTTGTCGTGGATTCAATAGTCGTAGTAGTACCATTAATGAAGAGGTTACCAACTACAGATAAATCATTATTAACTACTGTTTGACCAGAGAAAGCACCAATATTTACTCTAGATGCATTAGCAAATGCATTAATAGTCGTTGGTTGGTTTAAAAGATTGAATACGGTACAGGTAGTTGTAATGTCACAACCATTTACTGCGAGATCATTAGATAAGGTGGTATTACCAGTTACATTAAGGGTTCCTCCAATTGTGGTGTTACTAGCTACGCCAAGGGTTCCTCCAAGTGTAGTGTTTCCACTTACAGTAAGATTTGCACGAAGGTTTGTATTCCCAGTTACATCAAGAATTGCACCAATCGTTGTATTACCACTGACTGTTGCATTTGTCAATACAGTAAAGTTATTATCAATAATAGCATCACCTGTACCAACGTGTAAACTTGCTGCTGGATTTGTTTTGTTAATACCAAATTTACCAGTAGTTTCATAAAATTCAGGTGTAGTTGAAGTAGCACCAACTACTGCGGCAGAGGATTCTTCAATAGAAGTTAAATGTCCAACACCTACTAAACCTGCTTGCGCCCAACCAGCATTTACTGACTGACCAGTATAAATGTATGCCTGATGCCTTGTAGAGGAATTAATTGTATTTTTATAATACATATCGCCTCTGAAGGTTCCTTCAATTCCAGGAAGGGGAATACTATTTGACTGAAGTAACGCAATTTGTTTAATATTTCCGTTTACTGGTGCCAGAAGAGGAGTACCAATTTTTGGTCTCAGAATAACATCTTCAGTTAGAAGTGCTCTATTAGTTTCAATTCCACTGACATTAGCAGCTTTAATTACAACTCCAGCATTAAAATCAGCCCTACTATTAAATGAACTTTCTCTTACACGAGGAGTTCCTGTAGTAGAGTTACCTTGAACAACCAAATTACCATCAATCTGAACATTCTGAGTTCCAGAAACATAGGGAACATATTCTTCAGTTGATCTTGCTGTTGAACCAGCAACAGTAAGAATAGGTTGATCAAGAATTTCAACTTCACCAGTAACAGAATTAATCTTTTGATTACCTACATAAAGGTCTCCATAAGCATTAAGACCAGAATAGAATACAACACCAGCACGACGGCGCTGTGCCTGAGAATAAAGAACTTCTTTATCATTTAGAACTTTAATTTGTTTAGATGGGAAACCAGTTGAATAGTTACCTGAGTTAAATCCAGTATATTCAAATGTTTGGTTACCTGCACGAATTTGTGAAGTTCTTCTCAATTCTACTTGAACTGCAGCAACTCCCTGCATCGTAGTAGAAGATACTGTTTGGGAATTGCTTAATGTAAATGTTCCAGGACTACCACCAGCAGCAATAATAATTGTATTTGAAGCAACTCCAGTTCCCGTAATTAATTGACCTACCTGAACAGTTCCGCTTGTAGTAGAAGATACTGTTAATGTATTACCAGAAATTGAACCTACAAATACTGCCGCTGTTGCTGAAGCAAATGGAATTAAACGATTTTCTTGACCAGAAGTTGCTAATCCAGTCAATGAAGTTAATGTTGGTGTATAACCTGTCTCAGAAATAAATGTCTGTACAGCTTCTTTTGTAACTGATTTTTTATTGTCGTCCTGATAAACTAATCCTTGAATCAAATTATCAGCGACTGAAATTGATGCAGATGGATCTGAAACTGGATTATCCTTTTCAAGTTCAGGATAAATTTTAGAAACATCCTGACTATACTTAAGATAATCAAAAGTATTTGTAACTGTACCAAATTGCGACCCTTTGGGAGCAATGTCAGCAAGAAGTACAGTCAGATAATATACACCATCCTGCTCATTTGGAATGTGAGGTAAGATTGTATCAATTTTGTAAATGTAGTATACTCTTGAAAAATCATTTGTAGTGCTAGTTGTACCACCTGCATTTGTAGCAGTTTCGTGAGGAATAATAGCATCAGCAGAATCAGTTTTTCTTCTAATAACATAACCAAGAATAGGTGGTCTAGAATTAGTATCTGTTCTTGGAATTACATAACGTAGTCTGTAGGTTCTATCTGCATTTCTTCTATTATCAGGAACTCTCTTTAAGTATGAGTTCTGGGTATTTGTTACAGTTGGGTTTGTGTAAATGTTACCAGGCAAACTGCTAGTAAGAATTGGATGAATTGTATTACCAACAGCATTAACTGAAACATACCATCCTTTAACAGTGGTAGTTGAAGTTATATAAGATGGATCAAATCTCAATGGTGATTTGACAACATCTCTGTAAACTCTGAGAAGGTTTGCGTCTCCAGTTGAATCGAGAAGAACAATATTTCCAGCAGTTGCATTTGCTTGTGTGGTTGCAATCTGGAATACTGTATTATTAACTACTCGTACATAATAAATTTGTGCAAGATTGAGAGGAGATGTTGTGCCACCCGATTGAACTAATGGGAGAGTTCCTGTAATAGGTGTTCCAGTATTATCTCTTCTTCTCTGAATAAAAACAGGATCCCCAGTAGAAAATCCGTGATTATATGTTCCTGTAGAGAAAGAATTACCAGTAGGAGTATCTGATGGATCTACAGCAATATCAAATGCAGGAAGGTTAGGATTGGTATCACTGACATATGCTTTTACTGTAAGAGTTGCTCCCAAAGGGATAGCAGAGCGAATATTGACAACACTTGTAGAAGAACCACCTGCTGCTGCTCTTGCATCTTCTTCAGTGGGGGAAATTTTAAATGTTGTTGATGTTATTCTAACAGCATAATATAATTTGTTTGATTCCATTCCAAGTGGAAGGTAACCAGTGCTACTATAAATTCTGATTGGAGTTCCTGTGGCAAAATCATTTGTGGTAGTTGTCGTGAAAGTATTATCTGTAGGTGAACCAGAAACTGGGTCTACAGTTGAAATTACTCTTTCTTCAATACCATTTGGACTAATAACTGCGGAATATTCAGTTAATGCACCACCAACAGGATTAGCAAGTTTTACGAAAACTCTATCATTAGTTTTACCACCAACTTTTTGCTGATTGATATTAAATGCTGGAGTGCTATCTGGATTTGTCTGGTCAAGTAGATATAGTTTACTGCCAGCAGAGTTTGCAGGAACTGCATCAATAGACTTAGGAACATCAAATGGGTAATATGGTACTTCACTTTCTACACCAGCTAAACTTTGTGGAGGGACAATGTGACTAATGTATCCCTTCTTATCGAGTGCAAATGCATCAGGTCTAAAACCATCCGCAATCAGAGCATTAGTACCAAAGTTTGAGTTAGAGTTGGTAATCGAATAATCACCACCAGATTCAATCAAATGCTGTTCTGCGTAACCAACAGCGAACACCGAAACTGATTGAATGAACGCATTATTAGATACACGAATATGATAATGTCTCCAAGTTTCTCTATAGAAGACATATCCACTAGCATCCTGGTGTAATGACGATGCATCTACTGCAGCACCATTCAATACAAAACTTGGTGGATTTGTAGTTTCAGTAAATTTGATGAATGCATTATCATCTTTCTGCAGAGATACCCCAGTAAACTGGGCAACAACCATCGATTTAAAACCTGTTACTTTGCTACCATCTGCCCACAGACCACAAAGACCGTAGGTAGAACGAAGTGAACAGTTGAAAATATATGGAGATGCTGAATCTACAGTATCAATCTCTGCCTTAACGATAGCATTTGTTAAATCACTAGGACTTGCAGTACCTGATGGTAATGAAAGGAAAGATGTTGACGTAATTACAAATGTTGTGTCATTTGGTGTATCAGCGATATAATAAGTATCATTTAATGCCGAATAAGTTCCAGTGATATTATCGATAGTTACTTGCTGACCAACGAATAACTCATGATTGCCAATACTAGTAAAGGTTGCAGTGGAACCAGAAACACTTAATGTACCGACACTCTTCTGACCTGCCTGCTGAAGAGGTCCAACAATTCTATTTTCTTGAACACGAGAGAAGAGTTCTCCAGTAGTATCAGGAATATTTGCAAATGCCTTTGCAGCTTTTTCATAAAAAAGATTCAAGTCATTTACATCAGCATAAGTAAAACAAGTTACTTTGTGGTGAGAGAAGTCTGGGTTAACAAGAGTATTAGAATTTGGTTGTCTATAAACACCACCAAGACCAGAAGTATCACCTAACTGCAGAGCATCAAACAAAGAAAATTGCCAGAAGTAACAAGCACCAGTTACTTTAAAAATAGAAGTTGGATTAAGAGATGGATCATCTGGTTGGGGAACATAACGAGGTCTTACTCTCGTTTTTCTCAGGTCCATACCAACGATTGATGTACCTCTAGGTACTACCAATCCACCTTCAGTACTATTGAACTTATAAAGGTCATTATTTGGATCTAAGATATTAAAATTAGATTGGTCACTTAATTCTGGACAAGCTGCTGCTGTTGCAAATCCAGGTCTATTGTCAATAATATAATCACCAGGAGATAACATAATGGTGAACTGGTCATACTTGTCATTATTGAGACCAGCAACATAAGAAAATCTAGCAACTTCTAAAATCGCCCTCTGTAGAGTTTTGAATGGGCGAGTAGGAGAATTACCAGTATTTGAAATCAGGTCTGTAGCATTGAAATCATCTGGGTTTACATAAATCATTCTTCCATTTCTGGAAGCAATCAGATTAGTTAATCTTGTTAATGCCATTTGATATTATTAACAATAGGGAGTACTTCTGGGTTATTTATAAACATAAAAAAAGATCGGGTTTCCCCGATCTATAAGACTTCCTTCACACGGAAACTACATTATACCAGAAGGATACGCATTTGTCAATCCCCATTTAACAAATAAACCTATTGATGTAAATAAAAGTATGGTCTTAATGATGAGGTGGTTCATCTTTCATTTCCTCGTGTGCTAATCGTAGAATGTAATAGATGCAATATAATGTAAATACTAAACCTGTTGAAAGAATTATAACTACTCCCCAAGGAAACTCGTTCATTTATCTTTAAGCAATTCTTCTATTCTTTTACGCATATTTGTACTATCCTGCTTCATATAATCTCTACACGAATATCCACGCTGACCCTTTATAATACAAGTGCCTTGATAAAACATTGTGGCAGCAAAAACTAATAGGAGTACTATTCCTATTATTTCAGGGTAATGTTGAGCCATGGCAATAAAGGTGGAATTACTCCAACGAGTCGAAGAAGACCTTCAGCAAAAAGAGACAGAACAACCCAACCAACACACATTGAGATAATTGAAGCATTACGATTATGTTTTCGTATTGCATCATCGATCATTTCCTGGACTTCTTCTTTTGTGATGTAGTCCATCAGTCTGTTTCCAGTCCTTGTTTACCACGCAAGTATTTAACAGTTTTATAGATATCATCCATAGCATTTATGAGCTTTTCCTGACTTCCAGATTCCATTTTCATTGTTAAATGGGAATCATCAATCAAGGTCCATCTCCACTGATTCATATCATTGCTAAACCAGAGATTAATTTTCATTTTTTTGATACTCTAATTTAATCCAATTTATAAGAGCATTGATTTCCATAATCAAATTTTCGTTATTTTCTTGTAGAAAAGTTACAGTATCGAGATAACTTTCAAGTGCTTTAATAGCAAGTTCTCTATCTCTCTGGGAAATTAATGACATTGGAGTTATGTAAACTCAAGCCCCCCATCGGATTTGAACCGATGACCGCTCGCTTACAAGGCGAGTGCTCTACCACTGAGCTAGAGAGGCATTATTCGTTTGGTAAGATTTCTGGATTTTCCAGTTCTAACTCAAACATATCTGGGTGACATTCTTCCATCATCAAGTAGTAATTTGCTTGATACAGATCTTCAGGATCAAATCTCCTTTCGCAATCTGCCAGATGAATAAGTTCTAAATCCTGCTTAGCAGTATCTGGAAGTTCTTCAAAACTGAATGGTACACTTTGAATGAAATACATCAGAACTATTTGAGTTCCTTGATTATACCATACATATCTGGCATCAAGTTTGTATTTCATGAGAGCATATCAGGAAGAACACTCTCTGGGTGTAATTCTACACTATTTAACAGAGGATGTAAACCCTCTTCTAAGAGATAAGCAGATTTTTGTCGTATTTCTTCAATGGTCAAGGTTGGCCAATTTAAGATTTCGGCAATGATCGTCTCATCTTCCTTCATTATATCATCTAATGAGTCATATGTAAAGGGGGTGTCGTTAATGAAATAAACCTTAACAATACCCTCTTCTTCTGTTAATACATGCTTTGCCGTGACCTTATACATTAGCGTTCTATGCATTTGGTATTGTGGTTTGTTGATTTCAAAGCCAATATCATATGAAGCATAGCAATTTCTGGATTTGTTTCACCACAGGTAAAAACATCTAATGCAGCTGATCCATTCTCAGGCCAAGTATGGATACTGATATGACTTTCAGATAATAATGCTACTATCGTAACACCTTGAGGACTGAATTTATGTGAGGAAATGCTCAATAACGTCAGTTCTGTTTTATTTATCGCTTCAATAATCTGTTCTTTTAAAAATTCCTCATCATCTAAAAGAATTTTATCACAGTTATATGCTTCTGTAAAGCAGTGTTTTCCCAGTACATGCTTCAATTTTCATCTCCTCAGTTTAAATTAATTTTTGCTCCAAAAAGTCTAACTTCTTTAGTTCCTTTAATATCAACCATCTTTGCCTGTGCATCAATTCTAATATCACCTGCTTTAGATTGAATTGTAATTGGATCTGTATTATTTCCCAGACCAATTTGCCCTTTTGCCGTTACCTCAAGAATAATATCTCCAAGACTCTGACTGTTTACTCGGAAAGCAAGGTTATTTCTTCCTTTCGTGACATCATAAACTGCATAACCTTCCGTGATTTTCACGACATCATCGCCATAAGGAGGTTTCATTGGTTTTTTAATGGTTGTTAATCTACCACCACCAATCTCCTGCACTAATGCTTCTTGCTGAGTTCCATAAGAACCCCCACCACCTAACACACCACCAATTTTTGATGGGTCATTATTAACTTTAAGTAACATTTTGCCACCAATTTCAAGAACATAATCGTGGTCAATTTTATGAACTAAAGAACCAACTGTTTCCGTATGAGTAATATGCTTACTTGGGAGACTAGGTTGAGTAGTCGAAAGTTTTTGTTCTTGTGTTAGTTCACCTGTATTTGTTACTTGTTTTCTTCCTGTAACAGTTTCAGTATAACTTGTGCAAGCAAGTTCATATTTTGCTGTAGAAACTACAAACTTACCACTACCAATTCCTTGAGATTCACCAACTGCCACAGGATCTTTTGAACCTGTATTTATACTAACTTGATCAGCAGCATTTAGAATAATGCTACCACCTGCTTTGAATTCAATGTTTTCAGCAGCACTTATATAAACACCACCTTTACCATCAGATTGAATATGCACATCACCTTTACCATAAAGTTCTAAACTTTTATTTTGGTCAGTTGCTTTATCACCACCGCCAGTCATTTTATGACCTTTGGCAGAAATCATAATATTATGGTCACTGACCATTTGAGTATATCCTGTAGACTTAATATCCAAATATCCTTCGTTCGGAGCAAGATTTACACTATGAGCGACTAATAAAATAGATCCATTGTGCTGCCATCTCAAAAAAGAAGCTTTGAAATGTCTCATCTCATAGCTTCTATCATTAGGATTAATACACTCAGAAATTTTAAAAGACCCGCCAGTAATCTCAACTTGAAGTTCATCTCTATCTTGGGTAACTGTTACACTACCCTGCTGAAGAGATTGTTCGTTAGAAAGTGTCATAATTTTATGGGCAATCTACAATGCGTACAGTACCAATTCTTCTGGTATTGTATTTATCTACTACATTTAAGTACTCATCAGCAACATCAGCACAATTAACGTAACGAATTACGGCAATTGCAGATGCACCAAGACCTCCACCACCTCTAAGTTCAATAGTTGGAATGTAATCATAAACTTTATTCTTTGGATTTGTAATCCTAATATCAACTACTCTGCCTTGTTCATCAATTGAAGCAAAAGCAACATCAGAATCTCCATCTACATAAACTGTTGGTGATGATTCGTAATATCCACCTACCGCTGTAATTTCAATGTTTTCTAAAATACCACAAAGCTCCTCTCCTTTGTTAGGAGAATAACCAAATCCAGCAGATGTTACGATAATTCTGTCAACATATCCTCTTTCATTCAGAACAGTTTTTGCAACAGCACCAAAACCTCCACCTGTAATTGCAACCATAGGAGGAGCAGCGAAGGCAGGTAATCCTGGTGGAATAGGAACGCTAACAACACCACCACCAGGACCTACAACTGGTGTTGTAACATAAGCACCACTACCAGGAGATCCAGAACCAATAGGACCACCGACAAAGGGAAGTGCTGGAGCAGGGCCGCCGCCCACAGGAGGTGCTGGTGGGGGAGGAGGAGCAACTACGCCACCAGGAGCTACAGGTCCAGCGGGTCCAGCAGGAACTCCTGGGCTCGGAACAATACCAGAAGGAACAACAGCTGGACCTGCTGGAGGAACTGGAGCAGCAACTACTGGCAATACAATAGGACCAGCAACTCCTGAAGGAATTACAATTGGAGGAGGTGAAGCAGGGAATCCTGGAATTGGTGCTACTCCACAGAAGAAACCAGAAGCAACAAGAGGAACTGGTGATGCAACTGGAGCAGCACCACTATAGACGATAACACCGCCTGATGGTGGAACTGGGGAACAATTTACAGTAGTGCTGAATACTCCAGATGCATTGACTCCAACATAAGTATTTGGAGAATAAACTATGGGTAAGAATGGAGTGATTAATGATGGTAATGTAGGAGTTGCAAGAACTGCACAGCGATAATACTCTTGATCATTAATCAAATGACTAATTGGCGAAACAGTTAAAGTAGGTGAAGTTGCACCAGAGAATCCACAAGAAGCAGGAGTATTAATAATCGTAGTAGTCCATCCAGAAATAACAAATGGAATTCCAGATGGAGTAACACCAGAAGCGAGAATAATTGGTGTTGGTGTCGCAACTGGAACTGTGGTATTGAATACACCATCAGAAATATTTGTCCAAGAACCACTATTTGATGGTGTATAAGTTCTTTGCCATTGATAAGATAATGTATATCCAGCAACAGTAGTAGTTGCAATAACACCAAGACTCAGTGGACTAGTATCTGGTTGAACCATACAAGTTGGTGGTGTTGCTGTAAAATTAATAGCAGCAGCACAAGTTGCAGGACCAATTGCTGGTCCCCCAACAACAACTCCTGATGGGAAAATTGTCATCACATAATTTGCACCAGGAGCAGTTCCTAATGTACTAGTATGCAATGCTGGTACTACTTCATCTCTAATGTTAACGTTGAAAGTTACACCAGAAGAAGGAATAGGAGGAAATGCTCCTGGAACTACTGGAACAGCTGGAGCTGCTGCAACAACATTAAAACTTACTGCTCCGACGATAGGAACAGGAGCAGGAACCGCAGCAGTAGAAGAAATATTATTTGATATTGTAATTTGATTAGTTGCTGCATTTACGGCAGTGATTGTGGTTCCTACTGGAACTGCAAATATACCACCACCTCCAACAAGACCAGTAATTGTAGCGCCAATACCACCAGAAGGAAGTGCTGAAACAGAGGCAATCATAGCAGGAGTTATGCCAGTAATAATGTTACTACCCTCAGTACCAATACCAAGAACATTAACTGGAGCTGGTGCGGCGGCGGGAACAAGAGCAGCTGCTGGAGGAGTAGCAAAAGTAGGAATAGATAATACTCTTAAACCACCAGTAGGAGGAGCAGATGCAGGATCAAAATTAATAGTTCCTGTTAATGTGCCACCATCAAAGTGAACGCCATTTATAGCAGTAATTCCACTAATTGTATATCTAATAGTAGATGCAGATGCTGTGTCTGGCATCCTAGTTATATTCATAAGAACTGGATTTCCAGCAGTTACTGAATAAGTTGTGGAGAAATAAGATATACTTGTAGAACCAGCAGGAGGTACACCAGAAGGAGCGGGGGCGGGAGCTGCACCAGAAGGAGCTGCGGCAGGAACTGCAGTAGATGCAAAAGTAATTCTACCAACAGCAGTATTCAGAGCAGAAGAAGTATTTGGGAAGTGACTACAATTTCTTCCATCTGAATGATCATAACCACTAATATCACCAGAGTTTCTAAACAAACTTACTCTGAAAGTTACTTCGGTGGGAATAGATGCAAATGACGTTGTTGAAGTTGCATTGACAAAAACACCGTGAGAAGTTCTAACAACAAAGTCATCCCAGTCATCAGTTCCTTCAGCAATGACTATATGTTGATTAGATAAGGAACCACTGCCAGATATACCTGCTACAACTTCATTACCCAAGTATAAAGTTCCTCCCCCAGCGCCTGTTATTGGACCATAAACTCTTCCACCAATCAAATTAACAGCGACAGACGCACCAGAAGTATCTGTTAGAGGAGGAATGGTTCCTCCCGTCGCTGTTGGTCCTGGAATGTTAACACTATTAGTACTACCGCCACCATCAGAAAGAGAAAATGTAACTGTAGTAGTTCCAGTAGTAGAAGTTAAATCCAAGTAAATACCTGGAGTGGTATATCCAACTATTGTAGGAGAACTAGTTCTAGTAGGAATATAAACTGATTTAGCATTTTCTCCAACTCCAAAATTCAATCTCTTACTATAAAAAACATTTGTACCAATATGACTACCACTAGCTGTAGTAAAAGCAACACTACTATTAATAATGTCGAATGGATTAGAAGGATCACCATCAATAAAATCAGCGTTGGTTAAGAAATTAGTAAAATCAATATCTCTATTAGAACCATCTAATCTAATAGTATCTACTGATGATTTATATGCAACAACGTTAATAGCACCAGCAGCTTCTGTATTATCTCTAGTAACATTAAATGTTATTCCACTTCCTGTTGGGCAAACACCACCTGCAGATGCAGTAACCATATAATTTGATACTAAATCTGTACCTAAAATAACTGCTGTTGTAGAACCAGCGCCACCATCACAAAAATCAAAAACACTAGATACAGATGGTCCAAGAGCTCCCTCTGCAACAGAAAATGCACGAACAAGTGCAGCATTTGATGTATCAATACCAGGATAATCAGAAGTACCTAAAGATACACCAGCAGCAAAAGAATTTCCAGCTGCTACAGCAGCGTCAATACCATTAACACCAGTAACAATTCCAGATGTAATTCCATCAATTGCTGATAATCCTGTGTTCAATGCTTTGGAAATACCAAAAGTCATTCCATATTCACCAGGGGAGTTAAACTTGGAAATCATTGTTGCTTGACCAGTAGCAGTACAATCGCCTGCTCCGCCACAAGAAATTCCCAAGTAATCTAAAATAGCGTTCAATGCTTCGCCAAGCATATCACCAAATGGTGCAATAAGACCAGCAATGCTTGAAATAGCACTTAAAATGCTATTCAAAAGAGATGATATTTCACTTAAAATAGTATTAATAATACCATCAATCAATGGATCTAAACAACCCCAAATTGCATTTAATGCACTATCAAGAAGAGAATTTAAAAGACCTTCTAATAAATTTTGCAGTAATGCTTCAAGATTGCCAAAAGAACAAGCAATCATTTGCAAAATTTGTTCAATCGTATCATCAACAACTTTGGTAACTCCTTTAATAGGAACCATAATTGCTTTTACTAAAGCATCAATTGCTTGTCTAGCATACTTAGTGATGATTGCTTTAATCCAGTTAATAGCACTGCGAAGAACACCTAAAATAGATGCAGTGTATTTTTGAATATAGGAAGCCATGGAGAATAATTCTCCAGTGATATTACTAACAAATTGAGTACCAATTTTTCCATTGGTGCTCTGAACAATTTTCATAAAATCAGCAATCTCTGCTGTGATTCCATCTTTTAGTTTACCGCCAGAACCGCATCGATCAGCACCTGAAACATTCTCACCGTTCTGTTTAATTTTTGCAGATTCAGTGATTACTGTACAGCAATCTCTTCCTTCAGGAGAATCAGTAACAAAAGAACCTTCACACTCTTGTACAAGTTTATCCGTCACCAAAGAGTTTTGAATATTTTCTTTTTCCTTTCCTCCCATACCAGGAAGAGGTTTTATTTTGGTAACAACTTCCCAGTTAGATGGATCATCACCTTCAATTCTTACACGAACGTGATCACCCTTGAAATATTTCTCATAAGCATTTTGAACTCCTGGAGGAGCACTCTTTAAAAGTGGAACTTTAATATATGGTAAACTATCATTTTCTATTACCTGATCATCGCAATTATTTCCTTCTGCATCACAATACCCATGCATATGGGGTATTCTTACTTTGACTCTTGCTTTGCTTTCAGAATCAACTGCGACTACAATACCTGGAGCAAGATATTCTTTGCCCTTTGCAATTTTTTCAACTATTTCAGTTAGTCTTTGATTAAGATTGATATTTTCCATTAATCTCTAAATTTGCAAATATCTAAATCGGTATAAAGTTTGTTGATGTTTTCCAAACGATGTGCTACAGAAACAATACTAAAGAGTCCTGAATATTTATCGGATACTTCAGATGGTTGTCCATTTTCTGCTTGAGTTTTTGGAATACTAATAAAAATTCTATCACCAGCTTTTAGTGTAAGATTTCCTGGAACACGAATAGTAGAAGTTCTTTCTTTTATTTCTTCAACTCCTCCTTCGTAATAAGGTTCATATTTTTTAGGATTGACTGGCATACCACTCAAATCACTTTCTCTACACACTTTTACATATGCTACTTGAAATTCAGTATATACATCTCGTTCAATTGGTTGAAAACTACCATCAATTTGTGTAATATTACAAGGATCTGTTTCAGTTCCAGTTTGTTCAATTGTTTTAAAAGTATTCGTAGTTACATCATAACGAACTGTTTTAGGAGTGCCTCTTTTTTTCTTTCGTACTTCAGTTAAAACATCAGTAGTGTTTTCATCATCAAAATGTTTATAACTTATAATTGCCTGAGAAGATTGTTGAGCTGTTACATTTCTATCATTTACAGGGAAAATAGAAAAACTATGATATTCATCTGGGTCGGGGGCGGCACCTGCAGTATGATTACGATTCACAAAACTTTCTAAGGAACGAAATGTGAAATTATCATACGTTTCAAAAAATGCATATCCAACTTTTTTATTCATATTTTCAGTGGATTCCTTACTTGTGTTGGATGTTCCTCCACTAGAACTTCCTGTGCTAGCACCAGAAACAGAACCAGATTGATTCAATGAAACTGATTTTTTTAAAATATCTTTGATAGCAGAAAGTGGGAAAACATTATGCATAGAATAAGCAGCTGTCGGTTCTGTTCTGTCTTCAGTAACATTTAATGTTTTCTGAACCTGCATTTGATCATTTAAAATATCTTCTATTACTCTATTATATTCAACACTAGAAACAGTTCCATTACTTCCCCAATGTTGAATAAATTGTTTTGCAATTGATGTAAATGAATCTTTAGGTACTAATTTAAGTGTATAAATTTTCTTCTTACCTTTGTTTAATTGATTTGAAATTTTATTTACATAAAAACAATTTGTTCCTTGCCATTGATACGCCTCCACACTTCTTTCGGCATTTTCTTTATTAAATGACATCGGATCTGGAAGTGTAATTGAAACACAACTAAATTTTCTCAATCCACATTCACCTAAAGGACTATCATCACCACCCTCAAGTGAACCAGTAGAGTCCATAATAGTCATCTCTGCATAACAAAATGGAGAAAATATAGATTCGTAATATGTAAATTCAGAAACTAATGCACTAATATCAATACCACCGCTGGTAGGAGACCCCATACCATAAACATCTCCTGTAGGTGGTGGATAAACTACTGCAGTAATCTTAGTGTTATAGACTGTATCTGACATTTCTAATCAGTGTAGATATAAGTTTCGTTTACCATAATGACCTTCTTAGAACCTCCTGTTATGATGTTCTCTGTTTTTTGCGATATATTAGTATCTATACGACTTTTTTCTTCCTGCGCCTGAGGTGATGGAGAAATATCAGGAACTTTTGCTTCTGGAGATTCTACTGGAAGAGGAACAACTGTATTGATTATTTTACCTGGAATTGATTTCACCAATGTAACTGGCGAGGGTTGCATTCTTCTAGCAGCAATTGTTGCCATAAGAACCTGTCGTTCAATTTCTTCTGGTGATAATCCTTGCATCATTGCTGCTTCTCTCGCAGATTTAGCTGCATTGAATACACTTGGATTTGCTGCTCCAGTTATTGTGGGGTCTAACATTCCTTTAAGTTGTTCGATACTCATCGATGATAAACTTTGAGTAGAAGTATTTACTGAAGGAGTTACAGGTGTTGCTGGTGAAGGACCTCCAATTTCACTACTTCCTGGTGTTGCTGGTGAAGGACCTCCAATTTCACTTTTCATTGGAGTTGGTGCTGGTGTTTTCAAAAACTCCACAGGTTGACTCTGAATTTTTTTCATTTCAAACTTATTTTCCAATCTTCTAAAAGCATCACGAAAAATTGTCTGCAAAATCATTCTACCAATAGGTCTACCTAATGGAATAATAACTAAAGGTTCCCCAATGTCTTTCATATTTAATATCGTTGGTCTATCAACGATGAAGTTAGAAAGTAAAGTAGTCTTCCTAAAAGTATCATATTCAATAAGATTGTTATCAAACAACTCTGGTATTACAATACCTCCACTTGCTTTTTGCCTAAGAGTCTTTAAAACACTATTAGCTTCGTCTATTCTTCTTTGTAAAAATCCACCACCTTCATTTGCCTCATATGTTGCAATATTTGCTTTACTTCCAGCTGTATAATTACCAACAAATTCATAAACAGCTTGTTCTAATGTGCTAGTAGATTTTACCGATGGAATTGTACTGGTATAATGAGTTCTCCATTCCCAAGTTAATACTTTATAATTGTCCTCATCGGTCCAGGGTCTTGTCTGTTTTGGTGGTGGTCCCATACCAAGATAAATCAAGGCTCTATTCAATCTTCCATTTGGGTCTGAACCTCCTGGCACATTAGTCCACTGAATCCATCCATATCCTTCTTGAGATGTACCTCCATAAGTTGGTGCTCCCCTCACATTTCCCTGACGAACATCAGGATAACCACTACTAAAACCCTCTCTTCTCATAACACCAACAATAGCAGCAGCTTGGAAATCAGTAAGTCCAAAATCTTGCATTAATCTTTGTGCAAGTTGCACTGATTTCTGACCTAAATTACCTGTCAATACTGGCGCATTTGGGTCAACCATAAGTGCTCCAGCAGCTGCATATCCAAGAGCAGACAAATAATCTTTTAATTTTTGAATTTTTTCTTTATCAGTTAACTGAGTTTTTGCCTGTACCTCTTCAGCATCCTGAGTTTTTTCAAGTAATTTTTCGTGAAGTAAAGTATGCCTGCGTTCAATTTCTCGTTCAGTTAATTTTAAACTTATGACATTACGATGCTGCTGCTTTCTCATATTTGAAAGAACCTTCAATAAAGTCCTCATCAATGAATTAAACCTTTCAAGTAGAGAATTCCAATCATTTTTATCATCAGAATCAATAATATATTCTATTTTTGGAGTTGGAACAATATAGTGTTTCTGCTCTACTTCTTCCAACCTCAACATCTCTGGATTGAATGGAATAATAGTACTGAATAATGACTTCTTGCTGCGAGTTTCTTCAGATTTTTTTCTGCGAGGAATTATAGGCGAAAGAGCCTTGACTTTTGGTGGTTTTTTAAATGGAATTATCTGTGTGCGAGATTTAATCATTATCCTACAACCTTAATGCCTGCAGTAGTTTTATCTATGATTACTGGAACTTTCATAATAAGAATACTATTTTCTGGTTCAGCGAACATCTCAAACTTACTTTGAGTATCGTATGCAATTTCTTGCTGCACATTGTCAGGTATATCTGTTAAACTTGGAGTAGTTGTTGGAGTAGGACTAAATGCAACTTTATTCTTGGGTGGCAAAAAGAAATTTTTAATTTTATCAAAAATATTTTCTTCTTTTGGTTTGGGTTTGGGTTGCTCAGGAATTCCTAATAAATTTTCTTTCTTTCTCATATTAGCAAGAAAACTTTTTGCTCTTAATATCCTAGCATCCATATGAGGAATACTAGGTGCTTCATAACCTTCCAAGAAATTCTTAGTAGCACTTATAAGGTCCTTTGAACCTAACCATTCTGTTTTAGTTGCATTTCCCCAAGGTAAATATCTTGTATTATTATCAAGTTCCCATTTAACAAAATCTAATTGTTTTGGTAAACTTGTAAATAAAGAAGGTCCAAACTTCTTAATACCCTGAGACCATCTACCATTAAAATTATTCCCAGCGTGGTCAACTTCCCATTGTGCAATTCCTCTACCAGGACCGCTGCCTGGTTTTTTCCAAGTAGGAGGTGTCGAATAATCACCTTGATATCTGTTTGGATACATACCAGTTGATTCTGTTTCAAAATTACCCATAGCAGCAGCAATATGATAATCCTTTGCTTCTGGGAATAATGATTTTAATTTTTTAGCAGCAAGTCGGTAATTAGGATTACCTGTATATTTAACTATCGCACCTGAAGCAAATTTAGTTTGAGCAGGTCCTGATGATGTTTCAAATCCAACATTTGCTTCTGTAGTTCCTTCATAGTTTGGAATTAAAGTTTTAACTTTCTCTTCCATCATTGCTTTTATGAACAATGGCATTTGACTGATGGGAATTGTAAATTCTACTCCTGCCTCACCAACCATAATGCGTCTGTTAATATTAATACCACCCTCCGATTCTTGATCCAAAGGTCTTTGTTGTGAAAGGTCAGCATATCTTCCATAACCTCCACTTTGTTGAAAACTAGATGTGCCGACTTGTGGACGATTTGATCTAGTCCAATCAACAGGATTTACCGTACTTCCATTAACATAAACATTCCAATGCAAGTGAGGTCCTGTAGATTGCCCAGTGCTTCCTATTCCACCAATTTTAGTTCCCGCTTGAATCTGCTGCCCAGTAGCAACAGGAGGTGGTTGATACATATGACCAAACAACATTTTAAGTTGTCCAGAAGTAATTACAACTTTATAACCATAACCATCACCTTCATCACCAGCAAATGACACCATACCAGAAATAGGAGTAATGATGGGAGAACCAACTGGACCAGCAATATCAATACCACTGTGCATCTTATATCTACCACTGACGGGACTTAATCTCATCCCATAACCAGAAGTATAAACTAATCCAGAAGTTCCTTTAGGAAAAGGTATCCAAGCAGGAGGTATTGATACATTCTGACCTTGCTGAACTCCAAATTCTCCTTCTTTAACTACATCACTGTAAACTTGTGTTCCCCCAGGAAGCATAGAAGTAAGTGCTGATGTAACTCCCATTCCAAGAGCAGCTGCAATAAGAAGAGCAGCATCTTTATCAGTAGAGATGTCTATATTTTTAGATTCTTGCTCTTGCTCTTCCTCTTTTATTTTTTTTATTAATTTTTTGGACTTATTAGATTTAAAAAATTGATCTGTCTTCTCAATTTCATAAATTATTTTTTTTTGTTCTATATTTTTTAACTGCAGTTGTGTCAATCTTTTTATAAATTGATTAACACTGTCAATATAATCAGAAACTTTATTGAAAAATTTATCAAGAATATATTTCCCCTTGTTTTCTTTAATTATTGTTTGTACCTTATTTTCATCAAGAATTTGAATATCTTTCGTTTCTTCAAGATCTAAAATTAATTGTGGTGTTGCTACCTGTAAAGGAACAATATTATTTTCAGCGACAAAATACTTTGACTCCTGTTTAGGAGCATTCACCATTTTAGTTTTTGGTTGAACTAAATTTTCCATTTACATTATAAAGGTCCGCTAGATGGAACTATAAATTCCTGAGGCATTGAAGCACTAGAAGGTGGTTCTAATTCAGCATCTATTGAAGGGGAAGAAGTATTATTTCCAAGTGATTGCACTACAGGAGGAGTACTCATCGTGTCTACTGTAGGAGCACTTGAACTTTGTTGCAATTGATTCTGCTGAGATTCAAGATTTTTAATACCTGAAGAAGATTCATCTGGAGGTGATACATTAAAATCTTCACCAAATTTTTCAAAATCTTGTTTAGATTTTTTTATAATAGTATTGGCATCATCATCTCTTGATTCTTCTTTAGGTGATTTTGCTAACTTTGTGATTGGAACTATACTATTTCGATTTATTGTTCTATCATCTGGTTTTTCTTTTCCATCTTTTTTTAGAACTATTCCTTCTGGTTTTTTTCTTTCTGGGGGTTTTTCTCGTACTATTGGTGGTTTTCCTCTGACCATAGCTCTAGTAGATTTAGGGTCTCTTTCAGGAGTAGGAGTTTTTCTTCTAGGATTCCTTTGATCAGGACTCTCGGGATCATCATCATTTTCAGGAGAATCTCCGAAGGAAGAAGTAAGACCAGCACCAAAAGCACCCATCAATCCTTGCCTGACTTCAGATTTAAATGCAGGAAGTGCATATGGTACTCCTTTCCAATCTCCAGTGTTAGATTGATCCGCATATAAAGAATCATCAACAGCTCGTTCTGGTGAAGTTCCTACAATAGTATTTCCAGCACCAATCATAGCATCAGCAGATGCTCTAGTTTTTCCACTAGTAAAATCTAATCCTGCTGTAATACCTGCCATATTATTTACTTGACCACCAAATCTTGTAGTAAATCCTAATCTACCGCCCGTAATTCCACCATCAGCAAACATCCCTTGTTGTTTAGCTTTCATCATTTGTTCCCCTCGGGTACTCCAACCTAATCTATTTCCTAATTCTTGATTTGCTTGCCCCCATGTCATAGTTTTATCATTTTTACCTAAAAGTTCATTAATTTGAGCCTGCTTTTGTTCACTTTGTTGAGATAAAGAACTAGCAAGTCCTTGTGTTCTACTAGTTAATGGTTCAGTTCGTGAAGTGGAACTAGTAGCAGCAGGAGATACTGTAGTTTTAGGAATACTTACATGTCTACCCTGAAGAGGTCCATTAGAAAAAGTTGTTAGAGTGCTAGGGGCACTTGGAGATGCATTATACCTTGCCGCTTGAGCAGGTGCATAAGTTTTATTCAAAGGAATCTCACGTCTCGCTCCTATAGGAATCCCTAAAAACTTATCTTGATACCCCAATGATACTCCCTTTGGTGCCATTACAGTGCCAGTGCCAGGTAAAAACTTACCTAATTGCTGTAACCATCCACCACCGCCATAAGATTTTACTATTCCACCTTTTGCAAGTAGAGTTGGTTGCCATCCCCAAGGCATAGGATTACCCATCGGACCTGGCATACCTCTTAAATTAGGTCTTGGAATATGACCACCTTGAGGTCTCACATATCCAGGATGAGGTAGTGGTGTATGAGGTCCAACAGGAATATCAGATGCTACCTGTAAAGCCTGACTAGAGAGGCCTCTAAAATAATCTTGTGATTTTGAATCATAGAGTTCTAAATCTTCGCCTCCAGGAATACCACCAGAAGCATAAGGAACTATACCACCAGAAGCATATGATGGTGCAAAAGATGTTCTAGGTCTGGGAGCACCTACAAGTTTATCAACTTGTTTCATAAGTTGTTCTGCAGCTTTTTTGGTAAGTACTTTTCTTACCACTGCTGATATAGTTGCTCTTGCCATTACTCCTCTACTAATTAATGCTGCAAGACCAACAGCATCAAGAAGCGGACCATCACCAGGGAACAATATCGCAGCGGCAGTGGCAGTAATCAAACCAGCATTTATTAATCCATCAATTGCACCCTTTAAATCAAATCCAGGTGTTTGTCCAGGTGCTCTACCCTTATCTCTACCTCTATCAGTAGTTGTTGGTGGTAATTGTGGTAGAGGAGTATTGTCGTTTGGACCAGGCCAATTCGGTATATTTACATCAGGTACTGGAGATGGTGTTGGAGGGGGTAAAGTTAATCCACCAGGACCAGGACCAGGATTGGGAAAAGGAGCTGGAGCGGGAGATCCGCCAGGTTGAAATATTGGAGGAAGCACAGTTCCTGGCTGCCTGACAGGAGAAGTTGCTGGTTGTGTGGCAGGAGAAGTTGCTGGTTGTGTGGCAGGTGCTGTAGCAGGGTTTCCTAATGGAGGTATTAATGGAGGTGAAGATTGTTTAGGAACATTTTCAGGAATACTTATACAAGTACAATCTTTTTTCTTTTTACCAAAATCTATCGTTTTATCTAATAGATATTCCTCAAAAGTATTTTGATATAATTCTCTCTTTCTTTCAAATAATTGCTTTTCTGTTGTATACTGAAGGCGCTGAAGTTTAACAATGTTTTTCATCAACTTTTCAGTCGCAATCATCTTACCTTCAATGGCTTTAAGATGACCTTGAATTGTTTTATTTTTTACCGTAGGAATTTTTACATTTTCAAGTTTTAATGTAGGTAAAACAGGAGTAGGTACTGGAGTATCAACAACACCAATTACTTGATCTGGTGTTAAAGGAGGATTTACTTCTCTGACTTCAAGACCAGTATTGTTATTTGGAGTAAAATCTTGTGTTGGTGTTTGCTGCTGAGTATTTTGTGTTTGATTCTGTTGATTCTGTTGATTCTGTTGATTCTGTTGATTAGAAGTTGAATTATTAGCAGCAGGAGTTGAAGTGGGAGTTGGATTAGTCCCTCCTGATGGATTTGGATTAGCTGGTGGTGTTGCCATTACTGCTGTGCTGCTCTTCTTGCGTTTTCTTTCTCAATGTATTCCACCAACAATTGAACGTAAATATCACGTTCCCAAGGCATCATCTCTTCTATTTCTGTCAAAGAGTATTTATGATGCTGCATTAAATTAAAATTTAATCGATAATAGTTCTCCAGATTATTCTGGAAAACTGCTATGCGAAAAAATTTGCCAGACCCTCAATCGTCACCTCACTTTCGACACCAGTTTTGGGATTGGTAATTTTGACTGTATGCTTCAACTTAGGCATTGTATTGAAGAAATCTTGAATTTTCTGGTATTGCTTAGAATTCAAACTCTCAACAAATTCTGCCATTTCCTTTCTGGTGGAATTTGCTGCTTCCCATACTTCTTCTTCATTATAAATCTGTTCAATACAATCTACAGCATAATCGAAGGTGCTATCAATAACACTCTTCGTCTCAATATTTTTCTTATCAGCAATATATTTCATAGTAGGATATTTCATTTTCACGAAGTATCCATTACCCAAATCAATTACACTATCGTGCTTATCATCTTTATGCACTTTGATTGCATCGATGTCAATCGTTACTTCTACCTGTGTTTCACCATCATCAGGACAGGTGATTGAAAACTCCAGTTCTTCACCAACTGATTTTGCACGAATATTTAAGAAAATATATTCAATATCAAATGTGGATAAACTATCAATATCAATCTTTGACTGAACACAGTTATTGATAATTTGAATAATAGCATCTGTAATTTCTTGCTGTTCTTGTGATTCTAAAGCAAGAAGAAGAATCTTTTCTTCTTTAACGACAAATGCTCTATATTTAATCTTTTTCTCAGTAGATGGAATAGTTAATTCATATAACGGAGAATTAATCTTAGGCAGTGACATACTCAAATAACCTCTTTAATTAATAAAATACAGTAATGTTTTTTTCGTAACGGAATTGAACTCTTAATTTTACAAGTGTTGATGGACCATATCCAAGTGGAATTGACTCAACGGAATAAGGGTATGCATTATATATGTGGGTAATAGAAGACTTACCACCCTTATACGAAGTAGGTTGTTTATATGATTTTTGAACTGAAATTTTCTTACAGCAAATCTCATCATAATAAGCCAGAGTAGTAATATTTGTTCTCGTCGCTCTTTGACCTTCTCCTTTTGCCTCATATTCAACATACTCAGCGGTATTTAATCCATACTCAGGAAACATTGAATACATCCAAGCTTCAAAAAACTTTGTCGGATTTACTTGATTAGTATTAATCCAACTCAAACTAAAATCATTGAAAAGTTTTGCGTGAGGAAAGTTAATTAATCTTCCTGTGTACATACCATCAATTTCTTGTGTTGCAGCATACTTTCCAGGAAGAGATGCTTCATCACAAAGCATCATCATATTTGCAAATGCACTCCCTGTAGAAAATGTTGTAAATCCTACTAATTCTAAATTTTCTCTCAATCTATCACCAATTCCAGAAAAATCAAAACTGACCTCATATTCGTTTGAATATGAGGCACCCTTATCACGATTAAATTGACTCCTTATTTCTGAGAGTACGCCCATTTATTTTCTAAATAAATTAAATCTTCTAATATATTTATGGCATACTCTGGGAAGTATCTTCCAAATAATCCCAAAAAATACAGAGGTAATCCAACACAAGTATTCTATCGTTCTCTCTGGGAACTTAAGTTTATGAAGTGGTGTGACCTAAATGATAATATTCTTGAGTGGGGTAGTGAAGAGATTGTAGTACCATATCGTTCACCTCTAGATGGTAAATATCATCGTTATTTTGTAGATTTTTATATTAAAGTTAAAAATAAATCTGGACAAATTAAAAAATATTTGATAGAAATAAAGCCAAAGAAACAGACGATAGAACCAGCAGTACAAAAGAGAAGAACTCCAAGATATATTAATGAAGTCACAACTTATGTGATAAATCAAGCAAAATGGGAAGCAGCACGAGAATGGTGTGCTGATAGACAATTAGAATTCCTCATTCTCACAGAAGACCATCTCAATGTCAAATAAAGGTTTCAAAAAAGATGTAAAAGCACCAAAGGGTGGTCTGGAGAAACATATCGTCAAAGAATCTGGAGGAAAAGCAAAAAGTCGTGAATGGTATAGAAAAGAAGTATTTGAATATCTCTATAAAAATGTTACTGATGAAGTTGTACCAGGAAAAATGTATTTTTTTGAATATGACCCTAAATTAAAGGAAACTTTGCCTCGTTATGACATCTATCCTTTAGTATATGCAGTTGACAGAGGCAAGGATAATTTTTTAGGTCATAATTTACATTATGTTAGAGACAAATTAAGACCAGCTTTAGCGAAATCTGTTCTAAATAAAGTAGCAAGATTTCCTGATGAAACCATTCACAGATACATCTTTAAAAATGCTGATAATTTCTTTTTTGAAGTGAAAGATGAAGATTGGGAATTTATATCATCACTTCCTTTAGAGAAATTTATAGAAAATTAAATGGCAACAGCAAGATTTCCACACGATTTTACTAGTAGTCCACAAACAGATTATATGCTGTTTGAAGCTAAGAGGAGAGTATATACTGGTGAGGACGGTCAATATACTGATGCTGCTGACCAAAATGGAACTAGTAAAGTAATACTATACATGCCGCAAAAGATTACAGAATCGCAAATGCAAATGTATAGAAATACAAAATTGGGACCAGAAGCATCAGCATTATTAAGAAATACTGGATCAAGAACAGGTGTTGATGCAACTGGACCGACTTCAGCATTTAGCTATATTAAAAGAATGCTGGAAGGTTCAGCACTTAATACAATAAGTTCTGCGATGGCAAAAATAGGTTCAGATGCATTAGATGAAAATTCTATTTTATCTGCCACTAGTGGTATTATATACAATCCTATGATGGAAGTTTTGTATGATGGTCCCCAATTTAGAACATTTAACTATCAATTTATGCTATTTGCAAAATCTGATAGAGACGCAGAAGAAATTTATAAAATAATTAGATTTTTTCAATTTTTAGCATCACCTTCAAAAGGTGGTGTCCCACAAAATTTAGAGTTATCATCTGCTATTTCTACAAGTGCTGGTATTAATGCAGCATCATCTTTGGGTAGTGCTGCTGCTGGTGCATTTACAAGTGCTTTGACACCAACAACTGGTACTGCAGGTGGTGGTGGAGGTGCTGGTGGTGGAGGTGCTGGTGGTGGTTTGGCTGGTATATTTACCAGTCTTTTAGGTGGAACTGCTTTATCAGTTGGAGCAATAACACCAAACGGTTTATTCAGTACAAATACTAGATTTATAACTCAACCACCACAAGTAAATATACTATATCAGAGAGGTGGTGATATCCATCCATATATAGATTCTCCTCAAATTTGTGTATTACAGAATATCAATATAGATTATACTCCAACTGGAAATTATACAGTGTTAAACAATCTGGGTGATGCAAATAAAGCAACAACTGTTGCGACAACAGTAACATTATCATTTACGGAAGCAAAAATTAAATTTGCTGAAGACTATTACAACTAATAAGGTACAATGTTTTTCTCACTTCTTCCAAATATAGAGTACTCTGAACAAAGAGTAAAATTCAGATATACTGAGCAAGACTACACTATTGCTAAAAATATTTTTCGTGAATTTACTTTCGATAATGCCATTTATACCACTGATTTATTTACTGAAGTTAATGTAATTAATGGTGCTAGACCAGATTATATCTCAGAACTTCTTTATAAAAATCCAAATTATGATTGGACTATTTTATTAACCAATCGTATTATCAACAGATTTCATGATTGGCCGATGAGCGATAGTGCATTTGAAAAATACTTATATGAGAAATATGAAGACCCTAGTGAAATCAGACACTATGAAACTATTGAGATTAAAAATGATTTAGGAGAAGTTGTCCTTCCTGAAGGAACTATTGTTTATTACGATCCATCTAACCCAAGTTCATTTACCTTTAATTATGTAAAATCTTTCAATCCTATAGTTTTTGAAACTGTTACTGGTGTTGAAGCAGTAGTATCAGTGAGTCATTATGAGTACGAAACAAGAAAAAACATTAAAAACAGCACTATTCAGATAATTAAACCAGCATACATTAAAGATTTTGTTAGATTATTCAGGGAAGCAGTAAAATACTCACCAAACGAGAATCTAGAAAATACTAAAATTAAGAAAACTCTCAGAGGAATCTGAAAAAAACCCTACAGGCAAAAAAATAGGCGGAAATTTTTTTCCGCCTTTTTTGTAACTAAAAGTCAATTTTGGTTTGAGGGTCAATCCTCCTCTGCCAGACGAGCAAAGTAACTCAGGGTATCATCCTCATCGTCGGATGCTGCTACAGGGGCAGCAACCCTAGGCAGAGCGGGTTCTCGTGATGCTACTGTGTTAAACATCTGAGTGCTGCGGGCAGGGGGCGAGAAGATCTGTTCGTCATCCTCATCCTCAAAGGTCTCACGATCAACACGGGCAGGTTTGGACTTGCCACGACCGAGCACCACGTTCAGACGGGACTCAAGTTCTTCATAGGTCTTGAAGTTCTTGGCATCCATAAACTCGGACAGAGGATACTCACTACGCCAAATCTTTTCCAGTTCACTGTCACTGAAGTCACCGAGAGTAGAGACCGAAGCGAACTCAGACTTGTCATAGTTCCAGTAACCTTCAACCTTACGGATCTTCAGTTTGAAGTTAGCACCTTCCCAGAAATCAAAAGGATTGATGGGAGTTTCATCTTGGAATTCAGGTTGCATTGCTGCCTGAATCTTATCAAAGATCTTCTTACCGTACTTGAAGATGAAGACCTTACCTTCGTTGCTAGGATTAGCAGGGTCACTCACAACATAGATGTTGGAGTAGTAGGACAGTTTACGCTTCTGTTTGCGGGCGATTTCCTTATCGCTATCGTGACCACTGTTCCACAGTTCACGATTCATTTCTGCAACAGGATCCTTCTTGCCCAGAGTCGTCAAAGAGTTTTCAATATACCAACCACCAGGACCTTGGAAACCGTGAGACCAGATCTTTGCCCAGGGGAGGTCTTCTCCTTCAGGTGCAGGCAAGAATCGGATCACGGCAAAACCATTACCAGACTTGTCCATTTCAGGTTTCCAGAGACGGTCATCAGCGGATGACGTGCCAGCGTTCTGCAGTTTCTCAATTTCGCTGGTGAGTTTCTCAAAACCAAACTTAGATTGCTTCTTAAGATCAGCAAAAGACATTCGTATTACCTCGTATTAAGTGGATTAGTTGTGTGGCGGACAACCACTTGGTTATCCTACCCTATTTAGATGGTGCCGTCAAGTACCTGACGCTTCATTTCTTCCATACTTGACGCAAAATTATCATAGATCTGATTCATATTAGCACCAGTTATGGTCATCCCAAGCATTCGTGCTGCCTTGACAAATTGTTCTTTAAGATCAAGAGCACGGGGGTCATCAGACAGGGAAATCCTGTTATAAAAAATCTTCTGTTTTTCAATTAGGTTGAGCATCTTATCGATGCATTCAAGTTTATCGTCACGGGGTAGCATCAAAAGATTCGGAAGGAATTTAATAATTTCCTGCTGCAAATCAGTAATTTCTTGAGCTTCCTTCCTTACGATTTCGGAATCAAAGAAAGACATTTGTGGTCTAGGACCTTCTCCTTAAGTGTACATTTGTATTTAACAACATCTGGGGTGAGAAATGGAGAGTATTTTAGGGCGGTTCTCCTCACATCCTTCCAGATTAGTTGTTCTGTAATCATTCTATCAAATCTTGGAATAAAGTCAAGTATTTGATTCATAATAACAAAAGTTTCCATCGAGATTCGTTTTCCCAATAGAAACTTGAGTAATGGTGGATGTGAACCATCAACTTTAAATAGATCATCAAACTCTTGAACTTCTGAGAGGAGAAAGTCTACATCTTCACTGAAAGTATAGTGTAAACTTTCCATTCTCTTCTTCCAGTCCTGGTAGGTATCATCCCCATCAGTTCGTATCATAGTCCCAATCCAATTAGAAGGATCAGAGACGAAGTTAGCGACGAAATAAGGAAGAACCTCGCACTCTTTGTGTTTATTAACGAGTTTCTTGAAAAAATACCTGTCCTTCCTCTTCTGGAAATTTTCTTCTGTTGCTTTCGTTTTGCCATTGAATTTAAAGAAATCATAACTGTCGGTGGTGAAGTGTAACTTCAGTGCGACATACATTTTATAGGATTCAAAAGCGGTCATATAGCAAGTCGTGCTTTAGATGATTTTTTCATATAGTTTAGTCGTTGTGCATCGTACTTCAGTTTCTCCTTGAGAGGTTTGGAGATTAACTTTGAGACTGTTTCAATCTCAATGTTATGTTCATTACAATAATGTACGATGCACTCAATGTAGTTCATAGAACCATCACTAACCTTCATAAGGTTCTCAATTTCCATTGAGAACTTTGAAGAAGTCATAAACTTCTCCTCAAGGATATCATTGATTCTATCCTTTGACATTGGCAAACTTTGCTCCGTTGTGGTACTCAAAAAATTCATTAACATAGTCTAAAAGTAATTGGTGATACATCATTTTATCATACTTTTCAAAAATTTGCATCTCTCCATCCTGACAAGCAATCATCACAACGATTTTATCAATCTCGATACCAGTCCGCTCCCAGTAAGCGTAACCGTATGCCATACATTGAACAAAATAATGTTCAATCCAATCTTCACGCTTTAACTTTCCTGATGTTTTAAAGTCAATGATTGCGAGTTCACCGTTGTACTCTGCAATACAATCTACTCTA